CTGCTGGAAGATCTCGTAGGCGCGTCTCCGGATCTCGTCCTCAACATTGATGGGCACCACGTTTCTGCGGGGCTCAACCTTGTGCAACTCAAATTTCTTCGTCTCAGATGCGGCGACAGATCGTGTCGCGCCAGCGGCTGCTGCTTGCGCCTTGAGGCCAGCGTCCACGATCTGACTCGTGCTGTCGACGGACGCTTCGATTGTGGTTGGATTCGCATCCGGAATCACTGGACTGTTTACGACACTTTGTTCTTTGCTCTTTTTGCTGCTTGAGGGGAATTTTGCTCTCGGCATGTTCGGAGACTCCTTATATTTACATCCTGAAGCCAGGAATGAATTGATTCTTGCTTGGTAACCAATGAATGTTTACCGCAACTTCTAAAAAGAAGACGGCGGAGTTATTTGAGTTGTAAGAGTTAACCCCAGTATAAACGGAGAAACGCTGTGGAACCAGTCTCGCTTATGAAAATCTCGATTCGTTGGCATAACAAAATCCAATGAAACGCTTTGCTATAATCGAGTTCCCGGATGGCGCTATCGTCTAGGGGTTAGGACGGAAGATTCTCAATTTGCCATCCACTCATTGAAAAGAGAGCACTTGGGTGTGTTCTCAACAACTTAACTTGCTCCCAGATCCCACTGAATCCCGCTGTTTTTCACCCTATCTTTGCAAAATTTGCAACGAACTCACTTCCCCGCCGACGCGCTCTTCGCTTTCTGCTCTGTGTCAAAAAACACTTTGTCAGGCTGCACACTAAAACGTGTCTCAGACTGAGCGGCTGGGCTCTCATGAGACACGAAGCCCAAGTTGATGTCACCTCGCTGGAAAGCGCGCACGATAGCTACTTTGCCGTTCGCATAGTGCCGCTCGTGCTCCTTAACATTGTGACGCCGAACATGCCACCCACGCGCGTGAACTCGGAAGTTAATCCCGTCAGCAGTGAATATTTTCTCCACACCGTCGATCACAATGGTGCGCATTTCGGCAAGAGCGCGTTTAAGTTCCTTCCCTTTCTTAACTTTTGCACGACGCCCCGGCTTGACACTGATCGTTGCTGAAGCTGGATTTGATTCAAAATAAGTAACGAGCCAAGCATAAAGGCAGGCTCTCTCTAGCTTCGTTTCAGTGCCACCATAGCCGCTTTCATCCCCGGTGCTTTCTTGTGATTCTGGATAGTTTTGCGCCAATAGTACAGCACCTTTGAACGAACCATTGTGTAGAGCTTCGAACTCGCAAATAAAAGAACGGGGACCGGCTGCACACACGAGAAACCCCAGATGCTTTTTACTGCCGTCATCAGCTTGATCTTCCCCTTCTAGCCAACGAAAACCGGGTGAAAAAGCGGTATCAATATCAACCGTGAACTCCTCAAGCTTGCCTTTTTTCTTTAAGTGGCGGACAAATGCCATAACGCCGGATATTTCGTAGGCGGGTGCAGCATTGAGTTGCACAAGAGCGCTATTGTTCGGTCCGTTCGCTCTGGCGAGCCAGACCCTAACATCATCAATCATCATGGCGGCAGTTTGTCTGGCGCCTTCACGATACGAGAGCAGCGCTGAGCAGCCAAGATTACTGTCGTGTCGGCACAGGTGAGTTATACTTGCCCAATCCAAGATGTCCCTGCTTGCAAGTTTCGCCCTCAACTACGCGCACAAGCCAGTTGGTAAATCACTCATCGTTCACGCAGATTGTTTTGAGTGGATGGGGAGCGCTCCGGAAAATTCGATCCACGGTATTGTCACCGACCCGCCCTACGGCGTGAAGGAATATGAGTTCGATCAGCTTGAAAAGCGCGCAAACGGCAACGGTGGCATCTGGCGTATTCCACCGTCATTTGACGGGTCGGTGCGCCAGCCTCTTCCACGCTTCACTGCGCTGAATGCCAAGGAGCGCAAGCAGCTTACCGAATTCTTCACCGAGTGGGCGAAGGTTGCGGTGCATGTGCTGAGACCGGGCGGTCACGTCTTCATTGCTACAAACTCTTTCCTGTGCCAGTTGGTCTACAGCGCTCTCGTAGCGGGCGGGCTTGAGTTCCGCGGTCAACTGATTCGTGTTGTGCAAACACTACGGGGCGGCGACCGACCTAAGAATGCAGAAGAGGAATATCCCGACGTATGCTCATTACCACGTGGCTGCTACGAGCCGTGGGGGATCCTGCGCAAGCCAGTTCCTGCTGGTGTGAAGGTGAGTGATTGTCTGCGCAAGTTTGAAACTGGCGGTTTGCGCCGCTTGCCCGAAGGGTTACCATTCACCGATCTCGTTGAAGCTGGCCGCACGCCGCGTGCAGAACGGCAGCTTGCTAAGCATCCAAGTCTGAAGCCACAAGCATTGCTGCGCGAGCTTGTCTATGCTGTGCTGCCGCTGGGCAAGGGCATCGTGCTTGACCCATTCATGGGTTCAGGGTCAACAGTAGCAGCAGGGAATGCCGTTGGAGTGCAGTGTATCGGGGTTGAGAAGAACAAAGAGTATTTTGACACCGCTGCTCAATCAATCGAACGGTTGACCAAGGTCATTGTGCCACGCGACCAGCTAAAGTTCCCCTTGCTGGCGTAGCTCTGGACACTTGTAAATCCAGTTTGCCATCATCTTCGCTGCGCCAGCTTTGGTCACACTTGCCGTAATCGTCCTACGGCTAGTTTCTGAACGACCTGCAAAAAGCCAATCAGCCTTCGTGAGCATGGCGCCCACGACCAGCAGAAATTTGAATGCTGTTGTCTTCTTCACTTTGGGTCCTTCACGCCCGCTCTGAAAGACGAAGACCATCAGCCACACATCTTCAGCATTGTGACCCTGCCAGCCCTGCAAGTATCGCGAAGCTTTGATTTCAATTCCGTCACTACCCGCGTGCTGCGCTGCGTCGCCGGGATACTTGCCTGCCGGAAGCATGTCTGGGTGTCCGTTGTGATAGAGATTCTTGACGACCGTCAGGCAGTGCTTTGGAATGCGAGCGCCCATCATCTCACCCACCAAGCTGCTGAAGTTTGCCTGCATCATCGTGTTCTCTAAGGTGGCCATTTCCTTGGTGTGGAGCTGGGCATCAATCAGCGTAAGGAACTCGATGAAATCCTGCATCGCTGCATGTACATGAGCAGTCGTGACGTTAAACGGGATTTTCGCGTTCGGATTGAATCCATCTTTGTCGATGGGTTCGGGCAAGATGAGAGCGGCCATCGCCAGAAAGAATACAGGGCGCAGTAGTCAATTGCCAAGAGCAGAAGAGCGGTAACGTGTGGTTATTTCTAAGTAGCTATAGATACTTTCGAAAGGCAAAGGTTTCAGCGTACCCAAGCAATGCACCCACGCTGTTTGACTCAGAGCCGTTTGTTGTAAGCCCTTGAACCAATTTGCCAGTTCTGTGCTTTCGCTGTCCTTCCCAAACAGCCTCAGAAACTTCTGCTGTGCGTACTCAATAGCTTCGGGAGTGATTTTTATAGATAAGTCACCCATGATGCAGCGTAGCCCCCGCAATGGAGAACGTCAACCGGGCCACCGCTCGTCAATTTCCTTCAGAATTGCCTCTGCCCAGCGCACAGCATCCGAAATGGCGGCAACCGTAGCGGGAACTCTCTACCCGTTTGCGCCCCTCATCCATTCATGCATGGTACACCTTTCGCCCTTTGTTCTCTATACGCGTGTTGCCCCCAGCGCCTCAGTGGGATAATTGAAAGGAGGAAGGGAGACTGACTATGCCAAGCTGGCTACAATGGCTCCTCGCAGGAGTGCCTAAAGTTTTGAACGGGCTCTTTCGTAAACCGCAACCCAAATCAGCAGCCGCAAGGCTAGCTGAGTTCCAGCTCGAAGAAGCAGAAAGCAAGCGCAAGATAGAGATTTTGTCGGACCAACTGGAACTCGCTTGGGCACGCTATGCGACAGAGAACGTTGCTGCTAACAACGACTACTTTCCAGAACCATTCGTGGCGAATCTCATCAATGTGCGAGTAGAGGAGTTCAGAAAGGTTGCATCTCACATGGGAGAAGATCGAATCGACAGAATTAGCGTGAACGGAGAATATCTCTACCGTGTTGTCTCTGGGCTGTCAAAGCCGCGTGCTGCGCTGTCGCGCCGTTGAGTGAAACCTCGGGCTAGAGCGCCGCTAATACAGCCAAAGCTTGCTCAACAGATTCTACAATGTGAACGCTGCCACGATAGGCATCGTGCCAGTCTTGCTCTGCTTCTGTCAGTTTGCGCTTGCTCGGAGGTTTCGCGCCGTCCTTGACCTCCATCACCGTGGTCACTTTGCGGATTCCAACCAGCAAATCGGGACATCCGCCGCCCACGCTAGCGAGTGATGTCACCGAAGCACCTGCTTCTCGCAGAGCCTTTACAATGTCTGGCTGATTGGAGTCGAGGTTGGGATAGCGTCGCATGACGGTCTAAGCTGCACTGGTGAATTCCGCTTCTTCAGCAAGGCGCCGTCGGAGCAATCCGGCGACCTCTACACCGCCTGCGAAATCCCACTTCTCAAACTGGGCAGCAGCGCCAGCGACATCACCCGCGTTCAGTAAGTGCAGAAGAGTAGAAGTCTCCAGCGCTCCACAGCCGACGTTGTAAGCAAAGTCAACGAGCGCATCAAACTCACACTGGTTGATCGCAAAAGTTACGGTGCGGTTCACCACATCAGCAGCATGCTGGGTGTCTTGCAGAGCCGCAGCATCGGCTTGCGCTTGAGTCCACACCAGCCCTTCATGGACTTCAGGACCTGTGTGTCCATATCCAGTCGTCCATATACCCCGAATGTCTTGATATGCAGTGAGCCGACAGGACTCGAAGCGCTCAGTGAGCGAGAGTCCAGATTTGGAATACAGAAAGCTGCTCATGGTGGGACTAGTGGATTTTGCCTGAGAGGTGCTGGAAGTAAAGGGCGAAAGCGGATGCTTCCAGGGTGAGAACTGCTATGGCGCCAGCGATCCATGCTACTGAACTACGCTTCCAGCCTTCGAGCGCTCCCGTGCGCTTCTCCACAACGTTCACTTTTTCGTACAGCAGCGGCAGTGCTCCGAGCTGTCCATCACCGCCAAAGAGTCTGCGAGAGTTCTCTGCGAGCAGCGTCTCGACGCGAGCCATGCTCTCCGTTAAGTGAAGATTCGTCTGGTGCTGTGCCGCAATGAAATCGTTGAGTTGGTCGCCTGACATCTGAACTGCTCCCTATTGAGTCACCGCGCTGTCGGGAAGTGAACGAGCACATGCGCTGTGTCTATATAGCGCCTCAAAATACACACAGGCGCCCACATATAGCGGTCCAAAAATCACATCAGGGAAAGAGAAGCCGGGTTAGGCATTGAAAGGATGACACTTGCCTGTAAGTTACTGCCGGGCAATAAGTTACGCAGAAATCGCTTGATAACCTAAGCGGCTTAGATTATTATGGTCTCATGAACAAAGCAGTTCAACAGTATCTGAGAGAGATTGGAAAGAGGGGCGGAGAAGCAAGAACGCCAGCCAAGAAGAGTGCTTCACGCAAGAATGGCAAGCTCGGCGGCAGACCTAAGAAGGCGGTGAAGTAGCACCAAAACAACAGCGGCTCTGGTAAGGGTTCCAGCCCTCACCAAAGCCTAACCCAAGGAGAACCCAGTGACGAGAATCCAAAGGCTGTCGTGTATCTTAGCACTTTGTGCAGCAGCGCTTCCCGTGTGCGCTCAGGTTGCAATCCCCCATGATGTCGTCAACAGGCTGCGTATCAGCGCATCGCGGTCGTACACCTACCCGCAGTTCACTGAAGAGTATGCCGCAGTCATTGGCGACGATGGCGCCGTCTCCTACGCCACCCTCGACCGACAAGAGAGCGGGGTCGGGGGAGGAACATTCAACCATACGGGAACAGTCAAGCTGCTGCTCCACACTCACCCGATGAATGATGGCGTGAAACCTAGCGTTACGGACATTCACACAGCTATCGCAATCGGAGCACCAAATTGCGTGGTCACACGCTCAGAGATTTGGTGCGCTCTGCCTGATGGCACCGTAGAACAGGAGAAAAACTAATGACGGACCACTGCGTATCAAATCTCATCAAGTCCCTCAGCAAGTCACAACGCAACCACCTGCGCGTCATCCTATCGCGCGAGACTGGAGTCATGGCTCTGCGGTCGGAGCTCGGTATTCAGAAAGCGACCAAGACAACCACGTTCCCCATAGAGCGAGACTACGACGTAGACATCAGAATCTCGCTGTAAAATCCACCGCCAGTATCAACCACGCCGATCAGCGCCCTGCTGGTCGGCTTTTCATTGCTTCATATCCGTGATGAAGCTGTGGTTCGTCTGTGCAAGGAGTTGAATCAACTGCCCGAGCATCATCCCTGCCTTCGCCCCTTGCGCTGCATAGCTAATCACCGTTTGCGGAGTGATCGGATCCCACAGCGTGCGGTAAATGTTCACTCGTGGGTCCTGTGCCGCAGCCTCAATCTGGTGCGAACCAGAGTTGCAGGCAACGAACGCCCAGCCATCCGATGTAACGGGCGGCTCAGGATACAAATGGCCGTTCGAGTAAGCAGCGCAGACTGGGTGCGGCGTGCTCCACGTCGGACACGTAACGAATTGTGACAGCATCCAAACCATGTTTAGCTCCCTATTTCTTGGTTGTGAACCAGCAGCGGAGCACTCCCGCCGAATAGCCAGAAGTTGCACTCGTCGTATTCATCAGCAGCCACATGGATCATGATTTTAGTTCCTATGCTGCTGTCATGAATCGCGCCGGGTACTTGATATGCAGGGACGCAAGCTCCATCCTTGTTCCAGACAGGCTCGCACGGGCTGACCTTGTGACCGTCGATTACTCGCCACGCCGCGCATGTTCCGCTGTTGAGGTAAACAACCTTGCGGTAGACATCTGCTTTCATCTGGAAGCTGTAGCCTTTGAGCATGTCACCGTGCTTGACTGCGCCCACAGCAATACGCCCTTTACCCTGCACATCTACAAGTTCATTCGATGCGGGGCAAGAAGTACCGCCGCCACCGCCCGTGCCAGAGCCAGAGCCACTGGCGATAGCTACGGATTGCACACTCAGCGGAGCGCAACCATCAGAGTTCTGCGCGATGGCGTCGGCTGCGCTATTCGATGTCGGCGGTGTGGCACCATTCGCCCATTGCACCGTGTTGTCCGTTATACGAATGTATGGGTAGCAGTAGTAGGTTGCCACAGCGAGACTGCTGAACGTTTTCGATCCAGATGCCACGCTGATAGTGCTACCGTCGCTTAAAGTGACCGTCTGCGTTGACCATGTGAAAGTCACGCTGCCATTGCTTCCCGAAGACTTGACAGTGCTGAAGCTCATCACGAACGGCTGCGTTGGCACGATGGACCCTTGTGCGTTCAAGCTGCTGCTGCCCGCCCCCGCCGCATAGGAAACTGGAGCCACCTTGCCAGTCGTGTTGACTTCGTAAAAGTATCTAACCTGATTGCCAGTATAAGTCCCATTGGATGGAATTGTGTTATAGGTTAGGTCAGCAACTTGGCAAACGACTTCACCATTGATCCAGAGCGCCATGTATCCGTTTAAGCCAACATAAATGTCCCAATTCAGCCATCCTGTTATTGCGGCAGAGTTTGCGGGAGCCGTGGCGATGGTGGTGCCGAGACTGGAGGAAAGGTTTGATACGACTGAAATAAGACTAGAGGCTCCGTTTCGATAGTCCAAGCGGAACAGGTAACCTTGCGTGGTGGAACCAACGCACACGAATATATCAACGATTCCTGCTGCTGAATATGCCTGCCCTTTTAGCCATCCGGGGCCAACGAATGTGTTCGGGCTGACTTGTGGAGATGTCTGAGTTCCCGTGACAGCCGTAACACCGTTAACTAGGCTCGTTCCTCCACCGTTGGTCGGAGGTCCGAAAAGCACGGTGTTGCCTGGATCAATGAGGCCAGCGCCATTTGGAAAGTAAAGTCCGCTAGACCCGTTCCAGATTGTTTGCGTGAGGTTCGACGTGATGCTTGTGTCCGAAGTTGAAAGACGCGCTGCTGGGATAATCTGAGTCGTACCGTTGGGCAGAGTCCACAGAAGCTGTAACCCGTAATTGCCAGCGCCTTGCGCCCACTCCACCACGATCTGGTAAGGGGTGTTGGCGGTCAGTTCAATCTGTTCCGAAGAGTTAGCAGAATAGGAGAGATTGCCAGTCATTGCTCGTGCGGTGCCAAGGTTGGCTTTCCCAATGAGTTGACCACCGAAGTAAAGGTTCGCTCCGTCGTCGCTGCTCAGGCCGATGGTGTATTTGCCTGTGGATGGTGGGAACACCCAACCTGTGAACCGGGCGTAGAAGAACGTGTTGATAACGGGCGAGCCATATGCACTCATGCCCGAGTAACCGTAGTTGCCAATATTTATCGTGGCTTGCGTGTTAGACACTGCGGGCGTCCAACCGAGTGGGCCAGCACCAATAGTTGGCGTGCTGTTGAGCACGAGTCCCGAGCTTGCGTCAATCGTGCCCGGATTCAGACCGGGCACCGTGAATGCGGTCGCGGTGAGAGAGGGCAGCGGCTGAGCATTGTTATTGAACTGGTTGAACGACTGGAACTTGAAATAGAGAGTTTGCCCAGCCCACGTCGGATCATATTGGTATTGGAACACGCTGTCATCCAGCCGCATGAACAACGAGCCAGCTGCAAATGAGTTGATGGAAGTGCCCATCTGCCCGCGCCGGATGTACCCACCGAGTGAAGGATCACCCATCGAGTACTGGTTGTCCCCCGTGACTACACAAACTGAATACGAGATGACCTCTTCAGCAGTGGTGCTCCCGATAAAGCACATCGTCACATTGTTGTCGGCATCAGCATCAGAACCAGCATCCAGCGGAGAGCAGTTCTCGGCAAGGTCCACAACCAGATAATTCACAGTGTCTGGATCAGAGCCAGATGCAAAGCTATCAGCCAGCACCCCGATACGTGCTGCATCCTCGATGGTTCCGACTTGGGTGTAGTTCTCACCATCGCGTGAAACCCAGATGTTGCAGCCGCCCCACTGCGCCGTCGTGCCGCACGCGCCAATCATAATGGTGTTGCCCTGCTGCTTCGTGAGCCTACTAGTTGCTTCGAACATCACGACTTCAGAGTTACCGGGTTGCGCCCATTGATTGACCAGCACCGATGCGCTGCTTATTTGCTTGTTGAACAATACTGGCTCAGCCGCTAGCGCTTGATAGTCCTCGCAAGTGAATTTAATTCCAGCAGCGGGGTCATCCTCCACCTTCGTGATGCGGACAGGCAGATTGTTGACGCTAAGATTGACGTTGTTCAGACCAGCAGCCCATGCGCTAGAAGTCGTGAGCGTAACGATGTCCATCGGCTCAAGATAGGAATAGATGAAGGGAAGCACGAACTCATAGGTGTTGCGTATGCTCGTTGAGCGCTTGACCCGCATGTTGGCTGCAAAGGTCGCCGACGTGAGCGTCTTGATGAAGTCAAAAGAAACAGGCTCTTCGACGCGCAGACCGAAGCGGTTGATTGCAGCTTGATCCGACTCCTGACAGACATCATCTTGATATTGATTGGCTCGGTTGCAGAAGCCAATCTGCGTCTTGGTGATAACATCTTGCCAAGGAGAGCGCGTCAGCTTGACCGGATCTTCGCCTTCTTTGCTGACGAAGCAGGTGTCGTCCAAGGCGGCTACATAGGACTGCGGACCGATCCACGTACACCCGTTGGCCGCCGCTGATGTCGAGCCGTAAGGGACCAGTTTGAGCAGACCCTCAGACATGAACGCCGCGCACATGCCGGCCTCAAGCCACTTGCCGATGACACTAGCGGCTGACTCTTGGGAGTCAAGCTTTGGTGAGATGAAGAAATTGTTAGCAGCGAACCAGTTCCATGCTGTGCTGCTCACAGAACGAGTCCCTGGCGTTCCTACTGCACCGCCCCAAGATCCGCTTGACCCATTGTCTATAGCAGAGACAGGGAAGGGAACTGTGCCGCTGCCCAAGCCCCAGCTATTGTCGGTGAGCACGCGATAAATGCACTGAACAGGATTGCAGTCGGTGATGCCACCACCGAACGCATCAGGGGTCAGGATTTCAAAAGTGTTGTCTTGAACTTGCGCCGACTCACCGAGGAACATCGGACCGTAGCCGACGTAAGAAATCTTCGTATAGCCGAGAGCCTGACCGGGATCACCGGGCATCGTGCCGGATGCAACATCGGCGCTTCCACCGCCGAGTTGCCATGAGCCACCATTCTCTAAGAACGGCCACACAGCTTGCCCTTGTCCACCACCGAACAACTCGAAGTTGATAAGCTCTGGTGCGGATTGACCAACTGCTGACTGGTTCGTGTAGCCCCAAGTCATTATAATCTCGTTGCCGAGATCGGCAGCCGAAAACTGGTAATAGGTGTAGTAAGATCCGCCGATGCTCGCCGCGCCAACGAACTTGTAGGTTCCAGCAACAGTCGGAGTGCCAGAGACTTGCGTGAGCGTGACGCCAGCATTCGGATTGTTCTCGCCGTAGTACTGAACATTGATATTCGAGGTTGGAGTGTATTGGTTGCTGACCTGAACTGAATAGGGAACGGTTGTGCCGCCGATGACCGAAGACGACGGAATCACGTCGATGTCTTGCTGCACCAGCAGCGAATAGTTCAACTGATACCAGACGTTTGCTGTTTTTCCCGCATCGGCAGAGGAGAAGTGATACGTGCTTCCAACATCCTTAGCGGTGCCAGCATGAGTCTCAACTACGCCGATTGCATTGTTGAGCGTGATCGAGGTTGCCGAAGAAGCAGTGCAAGTGAAAGTCCCGTTGTTGGCGGCATGCGTGAAGCCCGCGATTACGAATTTGAAGCCAACAAAACCGTTGGAGGAGCCGCTCGGAGAGCTAAACGTGCCAGTGTAAACAGTATGGCCGCCCGATGCATTCGCTACAGCAGACAGAGTGAACGTACCTAACGAAGCGGTACTGATCGAATATTGTCCTGTCGTTAGCGCGGAAGAGTTAGCCGCTGGCGATATCGCATAGTTGTACGCGACCAATTGCATTGGAGCGTTGTCGGTGCCGTTCAGGACCGTCGAAGCTGGCTGCCCGTAATCTGTGTACGTATCGCTATAGGTATTTGCCAGCGTGACGCCATTGTCTGCAATCAGGAGCGCAGCGCTTGACGGTGAGTAATGCGCAACGACGGAGATGCCTTCGTTCGTGCCCAGAGTTGAGAGCCAAGATTGACCCGCCCACACGCTGCCGATAGATGAGACCTCTGTCGCAGAAAGCGCAGCAACGACCGTAGCGTAATAGAGATATGAATTCGCCCCCTTGCCGCCGCCCTTTGCTCCGCTGACCTTTTGCTCTTGCATCGGTCCGATGAACATAAGGCTCTGGTGGATGCGCACCTGACCCAGCGCAGCAGGGATCGGATACCCCTGTGTGGACTGAGTCATTAAAGTATTATTGACAGTCTTTGGGGTTTTTTGCCCCTCACTGAATATGGACATTTTACTCAGTCACTTTCTGAATGAACTCTTCCTTCAACGTGAAAAACTTCCGCGAGGTCTTCATCAGGCGCGGGTGCTTGTCGCCTGATGCACCGCGCACGCCACCGTGGGCAAAGGCATGAACTACGAAAGCCGGCCACTCAACAACCAACGCCGCGTGGGCGAAAGCGTGCCCGAGCTTATAAACAACGATGTCGCCGGGCAGAACTTCTGCTTCTGGAATCTCATCAAAATACGTCCTTATTAAGTCGATGTATTCGGTCGATTCTTTGTGCTGCGCAACAGACAAGCTGTAATACTTCGGCAGGGGAATATCAGGAGATAGAAAGCCAGCATTGATGTAGACGCCCGCGAGAATTTGTCCGCAGTCAACGCCGCCCCTGCTGCCTTTTACCCTGCTCCATCCTCTGTACCTAGTTCCGATCCATGACTTTGTTTCGCGGACGAGTTTTGCCCTATGTTCAGTCGTGAGCGGCATAAGTCCCCTTAGAGTGAAGTCGCTGAGGGCGGAGTGAACGGCGTTCCGCCAAAATTCAGCAAATTGTTCACTGCTGTTCCGTTTGCTTGCACACGACCGGCGCACGCTGTCATCGTTTTGTCGCAGCCTTCGATGACGCTGAAGGTATCTCCCGCACTGACTGGGAGCATCCAAGGATTCATCGTCACAAGATCACCAGAAGCATGCAGCTTCACAGTCTGGCTGAGTCCAGCATTTGCACCAGCTGTGCAAGTGACAACACCTTGAGTAAAGTAGCCAGCCGCCTGCGAGAACGCACTGGTCGGAACAAGAACGTACTGCGTGCTTCCACTAGCTGCTGTGAAAGCCACCGTGTAGTTGCTGGCGCTGAGCGTGCAGTTAGAATCGCAGAAGCTCCACGGACAGCTTGGCTGAAACGTCCGGTTGGGAACTTTCTGGTTCGCCAGATACAGCGGATCGCCACACTCGAATTCAACTTTGAGGCGGTTGAGCGCTTTTACCGACGTGATGGTTCCCTGAAACTTTGTTTCGATGCCGCCAGCGGGGATTGTGCCGTAGTGCCCTGCCGCGAAGTAAGCCGTATAAACAGTGAGTGATGCGGCATCGAATAGCCCGCTTGCAGCAGCCGCCAATATACCTGTAGATGACAAGCCCGGATACGTGGTTGTGCTTTGCGGCACGCAGATGAGGTCCATAGTGTTCGCTTTCAGATCGAAACCAGCCTCACTCGTGATGACGCCGCGCTGCCAACGCCCATACTTGTTTGCTTCAAATGTTGTGGTCGATCCGCTCCAGCCGGGGGTGCCGCTCGGAACCGTAATTTTCCATTGGCCTTCGGTTGCATAAAAGACAGTGCCAGTGGGGAGCGTGATCTGAAAAAGATCCGCCTTGAGGCAGTTCTTGTTGGCGGCTAACCAAGCAACCAGCGTGCTGGACATGAGTCTCTTAATCGGAGTATCCTCTCACTATCTCTGAATTCCTGTTACGACTACACAAATTCACTTTGGAACTTTATACTCGTGAAATCCCACTGGTCCGTGCCAGAATTTATGGTGTAAGAACGGGTTGCATCAATCGTGTCCTCAGAGAAGCGGCAGAGAAAATAAAAGCTTCCAGTCCACTGTATGGTTGCGCCATTAGCGGGCGCCGAAGTGAACGTTGCAACGCCAGTGCTGGAAATTGAGACAGCAGTCACGACAGAGCCGTTGACCTTGACGGTCGCACTACCGTTCAGATTCTGAATAATGTCCCACGCGACACCACCGATAGAGCGGGCAAGCTGGAACTGCGTTGAGACTCCGTCACCCGTCGTCCCCATCGGAGCAGCCGCACCGTTCGTGACATTCAACATCCCAGAGTTCGCATACGAAACACTGTTGTCTTGTGGATCTGTGAACAGGAATAGTTGGTTGCGACCCTGACATGCCATCATGGTTCCCATGAATGCTGCGACGGTGGATGAAGCAATAGCTTCATTGCCAGTGATGCTGTCTAGGTCAAATTCCATGTCCCACAGCGCGTAGGGAGTCAGCGATACAGAGGCGTTCCCACGCCCAGCCGCTACCTTTTGAAATGCCGTATTGAATGCCGGAGACTTTTTCAGACCCTTTGCCATAGACAGCGGCATCGTCGGCATGATGGTGTAAGACATGATTACCTCTTGTTCATCTTTCTGGCGGCAGAGACCATGTGGCGCTGAAATGTGCTCGCGTGCTTAACCAGCAGCCTGTCCACGCCCTCTGCATCAACAGCATGAATCTGCGGAGCGAAGGTGTTGTGCATGTGAACGCCGCTAGCGCTACCACCGCGCCCCTCAGCCGCATTCACCCTGTCCGTCAATGCTTTGGTGACTACTGTTTCCCCACCGTGACCGATGATGGGAACAGCGCCAGCGCCTGGGATCGTTCCGCCTTGCTCAAAGGCAAGAGCTTTAGCAAAAGCACCCGCGCCTTCCGCGACGGCTATTGGTAGCGGAGTTCCCTCAGCCAGTGCATTGGAGAACTCGGCCGCACCAGCTTTTTCAGCATTCATCAACTTCCAGCGAATAAAATTGGCGATGGCATCCTCAACAATTTCCCTGCCGATCTGCTTCAATGCGGAAGACAGGCTCTTCGCTTCAACGATGCTTTTTGCTATGCCCTGCGAGAAGCTCTCATTGAACTTCGTCACGCTAGATTGCAGGCTGCCGTGGATGCTCTGAGCAAGAGTGGAAACATCCTTGTTCATCTCTTTGAAGAACTGCTGCCACGTTGGGTAGAGCTTTGCAAGCTGCGTGTTCAGCCCAGCGACCTGCGTTGCGGCGGTCGTGGTCGCAACCTTCACGTCAGCGTTGTATTTGTTGGTTATGGCGTCTAACTGCGCCATCTTATTCGCAGCATCATTCAGAAAAGCGATGTACTTCGGGTCTGACTTATCGCCGTTGTTCGCACCAAGGACGTTAGCCGCCGCACGGTTGTCGGAATCAATTTCTTCCTGCACAGCCCGTCGCTTGGCAGCAACTTCCTGAGCCAGAGCAACCAGCCGAACGCCGGACTCATGCTGTATAAGGGCAATTTCCTGCTGGACAGCTTCACGGCGGCTAATCAACCCGAGTTCGGATGCATTAGCGATTGCGCCCTTCTGCTGCTCTAAGGATGCTTTAGCAACCTCAGCTTGATTAGAGAAGGTCTGCTGTGCAGTTTGAAGTTCTTCTTGAGCGGCTATCTTTTGAGCATCAGCAATAGACTTGAAGAAGTCTTCCGTCTGATGCAACGCTTCGCTGTTGTTCGATCCCTTGTAGGCTTCACGCTGTGCGCGACCAAAGGCGACGTAGTTTTCCATGCCCTTGACGATGGATGCATTCAGTTCTTTCTGGCGATCAGTCACATCCTTGACGGTCTCCTTGACCGCTTTGTCTGTGGCTTCTTTCTTTTCCGCCAGCACGACAACGGCATTCTGCTTACGAAGGTCTACTTCTGTCTGCAACAAATTGATGAGGGCGTTTTGAGCATCCAAGTCAGACTGGGTAGAGCCGTGCCCGCCTTGCTGCGCTTCCATCAGTTCCTTCATCTTGATGGCAGACTGCAAAGTGCCTGCCAGAAGATCACCCGCGCCCTTGTCATCATGCTTCGCCAGCAGTTGGGTGTACTGGGATTCAAAATTGTTCAGCGCATCCTTTACTCCCACAACGCCGATTTTGCTTTCATACCAATGCTCGCTGATGTCAGCCAGCGTCTTGTCGGCGGCAGCCGCAAGAGTGCGGAACTGCTCGGCCAGCTCATTCATGCTCTGGTGGTCGATCAACACAAGCTGCTTCTGCAATGCGGCTAAGTGATCGCCGCGAAGTTCATCAGCGTGGATACCAGCCTGTAGCAATTTGTCGTCGAGTTTGTTGAATGCTTCCTGAGCGGCGGTACCAAAGCTGGCTTGAGCCAGTCCCAGCTTCTGAGCTTGCTCTGCGACCTGCTTCTGGTGCTCGATCAGCTTTGAAATAATCTCAATCGCAACAGCAACACCAGCGATAGGCAGCATCAGCGCAAAAGCTTGTCCAACCCCAGGAATCGTGGCGATGAGGGTGTTCAGATGGCGGGGCAGGCGGACACCGACGGACTCTTCAACAAGCATCAGACCACCACGGGCTTCGCCCATGCTGTGATCCATGCTGCTTCCAACTTCACCTGTTTTGTCTTTCAGGCTGTCAAGCTCAGACTTGACTTTGCCCATGTCCTCGCGGAATTCGGCAGTCTCTGCTCTGAGCTTAACGATCAATGCGCCGACTTCGGACATTGCTTAGGACCTTCCTTTGAAAATGGCTAGCCCAGCCAACACTAAGCCGGGGTCTTCAATGTTGTGTAATTTCATCAAGACGCCAGCGATGATTAAGACGAACGCATGCGCATCAGCCTTGATGCACAGGTCAATCACTTTCTGAACTTTCTCAATGCGTTCATCCCACGTCATTGCTTTTCTTTCTTCGGCTTCAAATGCGGCCAGCAACTATTGAAAATCTGCTCCGCATCTGGATACCCGGCGGCTTCTAAGTCCTTGATTGCCCTGCCGCGTATCTCCATAATCTTTTCCAGCGATGTGCCCGAGGGAACATTCATCACTTTCTTGCAATGGCGCTTCGCTGCATCCAACCGCTCTTTCTTCTGTGCGCTTTCACCGTCGCGGATGAAATCAAATGGCTGAATGATCGGATCGTCTGCCTTGCTGCGGTTCACATTTGCCACTACAGAAGCCGTCAGAGCATTGGCTAGTCGCTCATACTTGATCCGAACGTTACGGCGCTTGCACAGCGCCTGAAACATTGCTGGGGTAAGTTCCTCGAACTCTTCCCAGCTAAGGCCGAGGTCATAACGCGCCAAAGCCCACAGGTCCAACCAGTTGTCGGGCGGCTCCTCTATGCGGTCAGAGTCGCCGTTTGCAAGTTTGGGTCGGCAGTTGCACCCGCCGCCTGATGCTTTTTCAGCGCTTCGACAATGCCGGGGAACATCAATTCAAAAATCTCATCCGACAAAAGCCTTTGCGCCTCTGGATTGAGCGCTTCGATTACTTCATCCAGCGTCACTTCTGGATTGAATTTCTCCAAACCACCCCACACGATCTTGGGGAAGTCCTTGCCGGACGAAATCTTCTGCCAGTCATCAACCTTTTTCAGGTCCAGACCTGTAGCTTCTTCGATCCGAGCGATTGCTTTGTACGTGTAGCAGAGGCGCCAAGTACGCGCTGGAGCGCCGTCCTCGCTGTCGAGAATGAGGGTGAAGTGCGGAGTAACCCGCGTCTTTATTTCTGTTTGCTTTGACATTTTGTGAACTCTCCCTATATGTCAGAAAACCTGTAACCACACTCCGAGCTTTAGCTTTGAGCACCTGAGTAAAGTGGCGGGGTGGGCTTTCACCACCCCAGGCCGATTACGCCAGCGTCCAAGGACCTGTGAGCTTGATCTTCACGTCAAGCGTGGCGGGCTTGTCCAGCGGGAATGCGCGAGTCATAGACTCAACGATGCCTGTGAATGAGGTGCTGTTCGAGGAGCCGTAGAGCGCCTTCATGTTCACGGCAGCACCGGAGAGGCGGATCGCTTCCAAAGCAACCTGCGTAGAGTCGCCGGGTTCAAAGAGACATTTGACATCGCAAGTCCCCGGATCTTGCGTGCTGGAAATGAACGTATCTACGCCGTTGGGCGTTCCCATCTGCGTGGTCTTCTCGGTGGCAACTTTGTCGCCGGAGAAGCTGACAGACAGCACGCCATCGAGAACGGTGTAGGTTGAGGGAGAGCCGACTGTGGCGAATTCAAAGCTATCGCCGATACCGACAATTCCTTGTACTGGATTAGGCATTGTGTAACTCCTTAGTTATGCCGCCAAGGGCGGTTGATTTGTACTGCATTTCTCCGCATCAATGGCGGCGAAGAATTCGGTTGGGAAAGTGCTGCGCTGAACTGCCGGCCACTGCTTATGCTTTCCGAGATAATTTTGTTTCGCGCACAGATTCTGCCCATGGACTCGACATGCAATAAGCTGTCCGCCATCGCATGAATCAAGCTGCTTCAGGTGCAGAGCCGCATCCGTAAATGGGCGGTCTTCGCTGTCCGTTTCTGGGAATGAATGCTTTTCCCACCACTGCCGTGTGTAAGCCAGATTCGCACCGTATGCATACGGCTCATGCGGTCTGCCAGGGCTGTAGTGATAGCGATACAAACCACCAGCGTCATCATTCCAGTACAGAGAGGAATGGAACCCCGTCACCGCCTTGCCCGTATCCATCAACCTTGCGACTTGAACTGCTACGCGGTCTGGGTGCTGCCAGTCATCGTCATCAAAGTGGACGATAATGTCTCCGCGCGCGTGCCAGTTGCCCGTATTCCTAAGAGCGCCGATTGGTCGGTGCGGCAAGGACAGGTATGTCACTCTCTGCCCGTTTGCAAGCAGTGCAGTGAATCCGGTGAATCCATCCAGCACCTCAGCACCGTCTGGCTTCACGAGCTTGCTTACTCTGAACAAAAGGCAGTCATCATCCGCATTGTCTAAGACCACCAATTCCATCTCGCCTTTGTAGCTCTGAGCGAGAAAGCAATTGAGAGCGGTACCAGCGAACCTACCGTTTGCACTTGGCAGCAACACACTGACGCTTGGGAAAGCAGTCACCTTTTATTCTCCAAGTCCTGAACGAGTCCAACGGCTTCGGTTGCGAACACGTCCAGTACTTTGCCCTTGCACGATTCCCAAGCTCTCGAAAGCCAATGTTGGGCAGGGTTAGTTCTCGTACCAAATTCCTGTAGTGATCCCCACCAAGCAGATTTCAAAGGTCCCACGTTGATTTCCAGTGCGGTCTCGCCGTCACCAGACGACCATTCCGTTTGCGAGCCCATAGACTCTTCCAACACGCCCACATCCACAGGGACGGTCTCATGCGCTGCATCTATCACAACTTGGGCAGCAGGCGTGGCGCACCGCAACAGATAGCGCTTTGCTGCTGCTGGCGACTCTTCCGTCAACAGTCTCGAAAGATCGGCTAAGCCTTCAATTTCAATGGGCATGTTGCTTCTGGAAGTGAACAAAAGGAAGGAATGACGAATCGCATCAACTACGGGTTGATGGAAAGCACTGTAGGTTGTCGTCTTCGCCTTGAGGCGCTACTCTGCCCTTGAGTTCACTTACATATAGCGGCTCAATAATCACTTGGGCGAAACGGGTTCTGGGAGTGTCTGGATTCGGCTGAGTAGACACATCGGAAGGGTCGTTAATGTATACTTTCCGGCATGAATACACAGCAGATTCTCCAAGCCGTTAAAGGTGAAATCTCCCGGCTCCAGAAGGTCGTAGCACTCCTTGATGAGGGCGCGACAAACCACACTCCAGCCGCTACTGCAACGACTCCGCTCAAGCGCAAAGCTCACAAGTGGACGAATGCTCAACGGAAAGCCATGAGCATTGCTCAAAAGGCGCGATGGGCGGCTAAAAAGCGGAAGAGTTAGATTGGATTACAGTCTGAGCGGATGCATCGGCGGGTTCATTCCCAACGGTCTGCCGGGACCTATTGAGGGGGCCTTGGCTACCTTGGAGTGTCTTTCTTCAGACCGAGTGCTACGCCTACGCCACTAATGAGAGCGCCAAAGCCGACAGCAAAAGCCTGTGGCTCGAACACTGCATGCTGGACATAATGAGCGCCGGACATCACAAGATACTGCAAGACGCCCAAAAGCGACACGATGCGCACGGGGCAGAATGTCGCGTTGTCGGGTTCCGTCAGGATGTGGAGAACAAAAGTAGGTAGCTTCATAGTCTGCCGTCATGCGGTTACTGGGTCGTAATACCAAACGCGAAATTGCAACAGAGCGCGAAACACAAAGCCTTTGCCGCTGCCCTCTTCGTAAGGCATGTCCCAATCTTTTTCGGTCAGCACCGCAGCCACAGCCGTAGAGTTCACATCAGGTAGATTGCCCCTGTACGATTCCAGCAACTGACGAACAGCCAACGCAATGGAACGGCTTGTGTAATAGTCGGTCGCATAGCAATCAACCTGAAACAGCGCAGAGCGCATTCCAGTTGCGCCGTTCATGGTGTAAACATCCGTTGTTGCGACACGACTGAGAACTAAGTACGGAACAACCGCACCCTTTGGAGCAAGAACCCAGTACGCACCATTGACGAGCGCATCAATGTCGGCGTCAGTTTCGATGAGCTGATAGACTCCCTGTTCGATCACATGCACCCCGCGGTATCGGCAGTCACAAACGTGAAAATATGAAGCTCAGTCTGTTGTGCATTCGGATCCATGAAAGAATCAATGTTGTGGGTCTGCACCTTACTGCCATGAATGATTTGAACCTGCATTCCAGTGTCGAGGCTAAAAGTCTTGGGATAGCGAATCACAATCTTGTAGCTTGATTGCGCAACACGCACATCCTGCTTGTCGATTTCTTTGCTGCGCCACGGTGACACATTCGCATGGATGCCGCAGGCAACAGTGACAGGGGCGTTCGGAGTTCCATCTGCCGCTTGACCAGCATTAGGGTTGACGAAGTTCACGTATGTGTTGAACGCGGAACTCGGCAAATATTTGAAGCCATCGCTTATGCGCTTAGGCAAGCTCATCGTGGTACCCTAAAAGTACGAAATGCCGAGAGCATCAAGCAAAGCGTATGGAAGACTTCGCTAGTCGGTTCAACAGCAACAAGTGAGCGGTTTTCCCACATATGCGCAGCCAGATACATCACAGCCATTTGCAACCGTGCATCTGTGTCAGAAGGCGTCGAAGAGTTGCCCGCCCAATATGAAATCTGGATGCAATCCTGTCTGCGATCAGTCAGCGGCCACCAGTTGCCCACTGCCAAACAGATTTTGTCGTACATGACGGAATAATTCGTCGTGTTCCAAGTCTGCAAGATGCCGTTTTGGTCGTAATAGGTGATGAGGCAGGGATTCGACCACACTTGTGCAGTTCCTGTGTCAGCATTGTTCGAGTACGTCTGTGGAATTATCTGGCTGCCGTTTTCAAGATTGTAGAAATTGAAAGCAGCAGTAAACTGAGTGGCGCTTGCCGTCAGCACGGTCAGCGGAGCGCCATTCAAAAACGGTATCGTGCTTGGCGTAGTCGTTGGGTTGTAGATGTTGCCTTCAGCCGTACCCGCGATGACTACAACATTCCCTTCCTCGAAATCATTCTCGCAAGTTACAGTCACGATGTTGCCAGCAACGGAAACAGCCGTGATGTTGGCTGCGGTACCAGTCAGCTTCGGAACCTGTACCGGGCGGCGGACAAGCTCGATAGAATCTTTAGTCGGGAAACCCCAAAACCACCAAGGAGTGATAGCGAAGGCATAGGTCAATTCGTATTGCAAGAAGTTCCGGGGGTCTTGCGTATTGGGGAAAAAGTCCAACGTAAGCAGCACCTGCTCCGTCTGGCAGGCTGTCTGCGCCATGATCTCGACTTGCTCTGTCGCAGCTTCGATGAATACTTCCAAGAGGGTATAGTCATCCGTCTGCATAGCCGGAGAGCTTCCAGTGATGTACTCCTGCGGAACATCGAAGCGCCCAAACGCCGCGAGGCGTGAAGGCGTGATGACGGGATTCTCTGCGTAAGTGATCGTCTTCTGGTACATTATTTGCGTCTCGCGATCTGAATCTGCTTCATGCGAATATCATGAGCGGCAGCATCAAAACTGGGCGCTTCGTTCTTCGCCTTGCCGCGCTGCGATACTTCAATCCCATACTCTCCACAGAGGCGGAGCAGCTTCGCATACGCCTCATCTTTGTGCGAGGCAGGGATAACCTCATCCTGATCGAAGCGAGCCAGCGCATCGCGCAGATGGCTCTTCGTTTTTTCATCAGACGAGAAATGCCAGGGGAGAGACCAAGTGCTGGTGTCGTCCGCGTTACCGACGTAAACGAAGTCACCGGCGGTGAGGTGCTCACCGTCAACCTCTTTAGTTTTTGCCTGATTCTTCAACTCAACCGGAACATTCTTGAACTGGCTGAGGTCGAAGGCATTGCTGACCATTTTTGAGGTGTCAGCAACTGAAGTTGCGAAGCCGTTCTTGACCGCTTCCTTTGCAGACATCCAAGTTTCAGCGTTCATCATGTCCGTGACAGACTTTTTGCTGTTCTTGGTGCGCTCGACGTAAATGTCGGCGATAGATGCGCTGACCTGATCGAGCGTGTCTGCAAACTCTCGCACCGCTTTGGCGTCACCCATTGCGCACCCTTGGGCGGGGTGAATCATCATCATTGCGCCAGTTCCCATGCAGATCGTGTCACCAGCCATAGCAACAATGCTGGCAGCAGACGCGGCGAGGCCGTCAACGTAGACGTTTACAGGCTTGGCGTTGTTCTTCAAAACGTTATATATGGCCACCCCCTCAAAGGCATCTCCGCCCGGACTGTTGATCCGCAGCGAAATGCTGTCGTGGGTGCCCGCCTGAGCAATCGCGTCTGATACTGCCGACGCCGTGATACCGTCGCCGAAAAAGTCGGCGCCGATCACGTCATAGACTTCGAGCGTCAGCACGCTCTCTGCTTGAGCGGCGTTGAAAAAACGACGTGGATCTTTGGAATTTACTTTTTTGTTCATTTCGTTTCACCTGTGGCGAGAGCGACAAGCGCAGCTCGCATTTCATCTTTGTTGGAATACACGGTGCTGCAAACTCTTTGGGCTTCCTCTAGGGGAACGCTCATCACTTCAGCCACGAACTTCGGTTCAAGAGCGCCAGACTTTGCAAACTTTCGTTCACATCTTTCAGCTAATGAATTCGCAATGGCTGCCAGCCGCGCTGTCACTTTTGCGGACTTTGCATCTGGTGCGTCATCACCGTCAGCATCCGGCTCGTCTTCTTCTGCCGCATTCGGAACCGCAGCACCATCTGGCGCATCTACAGGAACTTTCTGACCTGGGATGAACCAAGACTGGGTTGCTGGATCAAACAAACAAGAGTTGGCAGCCAGAACTAGAACATCGCCGCCTTCTATCCAGTCGCGATCTTCGGTGGAACGGGCTTCATTGAGCGTCATCTGCCCAGAGGCAATGAGGGAAGCATTCGTCTTGGCGCGGTCATCCGGCGAGCCGTACAGGATGACATCCGCAAAATGCTTTGCGTACTTAGTGCCGCGATCTTCTTTCTGAATCAGGTCCCGCGTAATCGACTGCTCAATCGCAGTCGTGTAAGGCAGGAGTGACGTGTGAAAATACTCGCCGAGGAATGCGGAACTGGATGCATAAGTGCTGTTCTGCGCTCCCAGCCCGAGCTTCACTACCAGCGGCGCGCCGCCAAACATCCGCGCTACCGTTTCCTCATTCCACTTGCGTGACTCAAGCAGTTGCGACTCTTGCGCGTTGAAGGTCATCTTTTCCCACTTGCCGCCGTGGGGAATAATCGTGAACTTTCCTGCATTCTGAGAACCTGAGAAGTCTTTCTTCAGACGATCCACGACGTTTTGCGCTTGTGATTCGTCCGGTCCTCCATCAACAGGAAAGGATATGAACCCACCCATGCCGAGTCCGTTAGCGAACTGACGCCCAGCCGTCTCTTCTGCCGCGATCAGAACACTGATAGCTTCTTTGCCGAGCGCAATCATCGAGGCGCCTTCAACGCCGATGCCTTCGATGTTGTGTGACGTAACGTGCCAGAGGTCATCTTGATAGAACTTTTGAACGACTGAATGACCGTCCATGTAGTGCCAGCACAGGACGGGCACCGCTTTGCCAGTTCGGAAGTCACGCTGCGGATTAGGACCGCCGCTGTAATCCCACTTGATGTCCATGCCCCAAGCGTTCAGTGGGACGAGTTCAACGACATCGCCCTTTTGATCGGTGATCTTCTGACAGTAGCAAGCGCCTTTCATAATCAACTGCGACGCGAGAAACCAGCGGAGTTGATAGCTCGTCTGCCAGCGGTTTGGGATGTCTTTCAAAAGTGAATAGAGCGGATCCTTGAGGGCATGCTGCCGTCGCTGGTGCCCATCTACGTCTTTGGTTTCGTGCAGAATCAGCGGCATCTTTGCGATGTCATTTGCCAGCACTTTGACTGACGAGAGAACTGCGGCAACGCGGATAGCTGTTGCCCGAGTTACAGGCTTGCCAGCAGCCGCCGGAAATCCGAGAAGGGACTGCACCAGATCGGCGCTGGGCGCTGCCATAGTAGACGCGCCACTATTCTGGAAGGTATGAAATGGCGGGGTATTTAGATTCAGCGAGATTAACGACATGTGTCTCCGTCATCAGCGGACGCGGATACCGTTGTAGGCAGGTAGCGTTCAATGGAATGCTCCCTAGTAAGTGGCTCAATAACCCCTTCGGGCTCGTCCTCTTCTAACAGCGTGGCGCTCTCATCCTGCAATGCTTGCTGGAGCGGGTCGTAGCCATAGAGAATGCGTTGCCGCCCGAGCTTTTCACCCCGCGATACTCCGAACCCTAGCTGTTGCAGGTATTGATCCCAGAAGAAATACTGAACGTCTGGCGATTGCACTGGGCATACTCTTCCGAAGCGGTCAAACCGCGTACCTTTTGGCGGCTTCGTTGTTTTGCGGCGGACTCCGCGATGTGTGTTAGTCAATGAAGCCCGACGCAGAATCCGACCTACAGACCCCTGCGTGATACCGAACAACCGCCCAATGTCTGTTTGGATTGCTTCAGGATGCTGCTGGGCGTATTGTTCAACTGCTTTGTGCTCTACTTTGCGTGCTCTGCTCATGGCTAATGTCTCCCCACTATCTCTGGGGACCTGTTACGACCTCTGTTCTTAGGCTGAAGTGACTACCCAAAATGGTTTCTTAGTTTTGACTTGGTTCTCGGGCGCGGTAGCGCGTGCAAGCGCCATGATGAGTGAGGCGGGACCGTCTATCTTTTCTCGCTTTCGATCACGCGACGGCTTAACGAAGTTCGTCCCGGATTGAGTGTTCCAGCGCAGGTTGCTCATCTGCCAACGCATTACTGGGTTGCGGGTGTGGGAAAACTCTAGGCGGAGAACTTTCCGCATCAATTCCTGACACGGCGGGTTCATTCGGAGATGTGACTGCGGAAACGGAACGAACTTCTCCATCGGAAACTTTGCTTCGCCCAGCATGCGGATGAGTTCTGAACTCCACGCGTCGTCGTATGCAACCTCTTTCAGGTCGAATTGCTTATTTATGTCGGCAATCTGGTCTGCGATGTAGCGAACATCGGTGAGATTGCCTGGGGTCGGAACGATAAAGCCGTCATCGCGCCACACGTCATACGGAACGCGATCACGTTTTACGCGATCAGCGATGTTGTCAGCGGGGCACCAAAAATACTCAAGCGCGCACCATTTCTCGGCGGAGGTTAGCGGCGGAAACAGCAACACTAAAGACGAAGTATCCAACTTCGGTGCCAAGTCAATGCCACCGAAACACAACCTTCCCTTTAGGCGTTCAAGCATTTCTTTCCTCAAGCGCTTGGGGTCTGGATGCGTAGCAATGTCTTCAACACAACACGCATCCCACTTCTCGATTTCGATCGCGGGGTCCGCTGACTCAGAGGACCAAATGTTCAGCGCAAAGCGCTTGAACTCGGAAAGTGAGGTAGGCTTTCCAATAGCTTCAGTGAATTCTTTGAGAAGTTGTTCTTCGGTGAACAGAACACCTAGCGACGGATTAGACTTCACCCAGTTTGATGGGTCTTTCCAGTTGTCTTTGTCCGCCATGCAAAAGATGAACGGTGCGAACTCATCATCAACAACGTGCTCATCCAGAATCTTTGTGCCGTACTCACGCTCAAACCAACAAAGGGAAGTTCCATCCGCAGAGGCACCAGCGGTGGTTGTTTCAATCATCAGCGGCTGCTTTTTGGTACGGCCACCGTAGCGGAGAATGCTGTAAAGACCAGAGCCACTCTTCCAGCGGTGAAGCTCATCTAAGATGGAGCAGCTAACCATTGCGCCATCTTCTGAGCCGGCCTCACGCGACATCTTGCTGGCGCGGCCTAAGTCATCGGTGAAGAGGGCAAGGATGTGCGGATCATTACCTGCCTGATGAATTACGCTCCTGAGTTCTGGACTGCGAGCGCAGAGCGCTGCGGCCTGCTTGAAGCAAGTATCAGCTTGCTTGGCCGTAGTGGCGGCTATGAACACACGCGCCGATTGTTCACCATCGGCAATAAGGTGGAACGGAACTAGAGCCGCGGCCAGCGCGGTTTTTCCATTTTTCTTGGCGATCTCAAGATAGACACGGCGGAAGCGCCGAGTATGGTCTGCAATGCGTCGCCAGCCATAAGTGATGCCCAGCATGACGCGCTGCCACCACATGCAAACCATCAAGTCATCAGACTCAGGTGGAATGCAGAACATCTCTATAAAGTCAATGACGCGCTGTCCTTCTTCTGGATCAAAGTAGAAGCCGCGCTCATGCGCATGCTCTAAGTCGCGCTTATGCCGTTCTATTGCTTTGCGTATCCACGGGCCGACAATGATCTTTCCAGAAGCAATGTCTTCGATGTCCTGTTCAAACTGAAACATTCAAGTAACTCTCCCTACTGTTCCTGAAACCTGTTACGCCCCTTACAAAGAGCAAAAGCCCCAAGCAGGTTTGCTTGAGGCTCTTGTGACAACAGGCAGGAGAGTTACCTGTTAGCCATTTGTGCTCAATTGCATTACAGCTTCAGCCAGGACAACCCGCTGATCGGTTCGGCGATAGCCGAGAATCACCGTCTGTCCATTCAGAGCCGCAACTTGGTCGAGGACCTTGATGCGAATGTTGCTGTCGCCACGGTCGCCGATTACAGCGAACGCGTTGAAGTCGCCAAACAGCCATGCACCCTCAGTAGAAGGCGAGGAGATGTAGGTCGGCATCTCAGCCGAGAACGCAACCGGATAACCGAACAGACGTGCTTTGCCGCTGGGATCGAACGTCACAAACGTTTGGAATTGGTTCGCCTGAATTTGCGCTTTCAGCAGGCGATTGAATTCCGCACGATTGACGAGCCAAGAAGCAGCACCGTAGTACGCAGCATTCAGTGAGCCCATCGTGTCGATGATGGGGTTGATTCCCAGAGTGGCAGCGCCACCAGAGATGCTTGCGCCCGTCGCAGTCGCTGCATTGCCCAGATAACCCTGCGGTTGTCCGGAGCCAGAACCGTTGACGAAGAGATTCTCTTCCTTAACACGGATGATGCGGGCAAGTTCCTGCGTCAAGAAATCCCCGCAGGCTTTGCTGTCCTGCAACAGTTCCCAAGAAGCGTAGATCGAATCGCCGACCACATAGGCTTGCAACTCGGTCGTCGCGAACTGAGGAACGTTGGTTGCGAATGCGTTCGTGCCGGAGTTGTTTGACTCGGCTTTGACTGCGGCAGTCGCTTTGGCAGACTGATACGGCAAGTTGAGGTTCATCTCGGTCGTAATGACCTTGCTCAAACCGCGAGCAGAACACTCTTCGATTGCCAAGTTCGGAATGCTGGGGTCTGTCTGCACAGGCACCAGAGCCGAACCATCAGCGGTCGTTCCACCTTCGCCCAGCGATGCATTCTGGAAAGCAAAGGCTTCAAAGCCGTGCTTGCCGCTTCGCAGCGCTTTCCAAAAAGCGTCACCATATTCATGCTGCAACTCGGTCGCAGCGCGGTAACCGCCCATGGCATAGAACTTCTTGGCAGCTTCCTTGGCAGTGATGACCGCAGACTGGCGAGGTGCGCCGACTTCACCGCGGCCTTTGCCGATGGCAGAAAAGCGCGCGATGTTGGTGTTGATCTGATCGAGTTCCGCAGTCAGGTTGGTGAACTGCGCTTCCTCGGTGGCAGTCAACGCCACTTTGGACTCGGTCGCTTTCTTGAGCATGAGTTCCTGTTGGTCAAGGATTTCGCTCTTGCGTTTGTTCAGTACGGTGCTGTCCATGATATTTGTTTTCCTTGTGCGCCCCTGTTTTCGGATCAGCGGACACGAATTCAGTCAGGCGAGCCCCTTCATCGGAAGCAGCCTCAACTAGTGGCTCAATAATCCAATCAGGAGTTAGTTGGGTAACTCAGACGTGGGCTGCTGAATCGAATTGGCGGGTGCAGTGCGCCGCAGGAATTTATCGAGCTTGGACTCTTTCGGCTTTTCAACTGCCACTTTTGACCTATCTGCCGGATTCATTGCGAAGCGTCCAAGCAGCGCGATAAGCGATGAGACTTCCGAGCGGTTGATGGTGTCAGTCCGCATCTTGCAAGTCAGGCGCACTAATAGCTCGAAAGCGATGCGATCTGACTCAAAGCAAACCCCAGGCAACATTTGAGCGCTCACTTCCGCCCAAACCTCTTTCTGAAACTCACTCAAATATGCTGGCGCATCTCCGAGAGGCTTTTTATCGCTAGTTTCTGGTTCACTTTCGCGAGCGCGTTCCGGGTGACGAATGAATGCGCCTTCCGCATCAAGAATCGCAGTTGGTTTTCGTGGTTGCGGCATGAGCACTCCTTCTATAGCGGCTCAAAAGTCCCAAACCAGTCAGGTCAGGAGGCCGGGACTGGCCGCCGAAGTGGAGTTATGTGCAAAAACCGGATGCGTCGGTCTGAGGAGGCAATGCGTTGGGAGATTAGGTGCGGCGCGAGTGTAGGTTAGGTCGGTGCGGTAGGCCACCGCGGGGGTCGTTCCTATGCATGGAATCGTGAATCTATCTGTGAGCTTGCAGCCAGCAGCAACCGAGCGCTTAGACGAGACCTAAAGCAGCTACTTCAGCAATAAGGGCATCAGCGAGAAATAGCTCTGCTTTGTGGCGCTTCCAATATGCCTTGGCAGCATGAGAAGCACGCTTTATTTGCTCAGGTCTATTCTTAGCCCGCTTCTGGGTAGCTGCATTCAGCAAGCGCCCTTCTGGGCTATTCCAATACTGCTTAGCTGCTGCTGATCTTGTCTCAGAGGTTAATGCTGCTCTCGAAGCAGCAGTAACACGCTCTTTGACTTCAGGTCGGGTCTGAGCAACCTTCTGAGCAGCAGAGTTACGAGCTTTGACTTCAGGGCGATTCATAACAGCTATCTGAAGTTCTGAATGCCTGGCACAGCGCTCAGGCGTCCAAGCAGTTGCTTCGAACAACGCCGTTGAAGGAGCTTTGATTCCACACGCGGCTTCCAGCAGCTTATGGGCGAAGGAATGATCGTCAATTGTGAGCGTGATGCTGTTCTCAGGGAAGCTATCTAGGTCCTTATACTCTGGGAACTGTGCCTTTGGGCAGATGTGGTGGTCGTGGGTATTGAGGCTCTTGGATGTCCGGCAAGCATCAAGATGACGGAAATAGATCGTGAAGTCAGCCAGCGGATAGCGCTCTTGCAGGACTGTTCGCGGGTTCATCATATCCAATATAACTCGCAGTTATGGCAGGGACAACACAATTCGCGCGGTTCGCGGTCGGATGGCTGTCAGATTCGTGCATCATGCTTCTGACTATCAGGGGTAGGGAAATGGGAAATGGCTTCATTGGTCTGCCATGTGTGTGAGTGGGTTTGTATCTGTGTGGGGTTCTGGCTGTTCTCTTCGCCAGTTCTCTGCCTTCTCTGGGACGCCATGTTAGTGAGGCGATGTTCACTTAGCGGATTAGCAAGTATGCGGGAATTCGTCTCTCTGCTTTTGCCCTGCGCTTCTCCAGAAGCATAGTCATCATGGCGTCGGCACGCTTTGCTCGTGTTCTTGTGAGCCTTCTCAACCGAGAATTAGTAACATGACCACCTCTACGCCCTGCTTTGATTGCTTTGTTGATCCGTTCTGGTGTCCAACATTGCATTTCAAAAAACATAGTAGACGGAGCATAGATTCCGCATGCTGCTTCAAGCAGTCTGTGAGCAAAAGCGTGATCGCCGATTGCGAGCGTGATTAGGTTGTCAGGATCCTGCTCTAGTTCTGGAAACTGTTTTCGAGGGCAGATGTGGTGGTCGTGGGTATTGAGACCCTTCACCGTACGGCAAACATCAAGATGGCGGAAGTAAATCGAGAAGTCAGCCAGCGGGTATCGCTCTTGCAGGATTGATCGCGGGTTCATTGTGTATCACTATAGCTGTGAGATATGGATGAGGTCTACCAATATCTGATTCTAAATATCGCTCTGCCTACTTCTACGCCTTCAGTGAGATGGAATGAAGGGGCGTTTGTTTTCTGAACGCCGTATCTTGATGCATCCTTGACATTGGCAACCTTCTACCTCGATATCGCGATGCCTAATCTTGCTGTCGTAAACGGAATCGTCATCTGTGAATTGCTCTCCTTGACACAGTTCACAAAATGGATCCACGACGCCGCGCTTTGCGTGCCAGCGGTTGTGGCAGGATATGAAGCCAGCCTTAGCTTGCATTCCCGGTGCAAACCAGCCGCGTTCCAGCTCTTTGTTCTTGAGTCCATTTACTGAACCCGTGAGCATTCCACCTTTGCTTCCAGCTTCTTGCCGCTGTTCAAGAGTGAGACCGCAATAACCTCTACCGAGCTTCTTGTTAAGAAGTCCGCTGATCCTTCCAGCGTCAGCTTTCGTCATCAATGACCTCGCAGGCGTCCTTCACGCGAAGCTGTGGAAATATCGTGACAACTTTTGCACAAACCACGCGAGCGCTCCGGGTTGTAAAATTCATCGGTTCCAAACTGCGCGACGATCTCACGGGCGCTGAGCGGAAAATGGTCGCAGGTATTTGCTGCACGAAATCCACAATCTTGGCAAAGAATATCGCGCCGGAAAACGAAGCGCCGCGTTTGCTGCCATCTGGCAGACTTGTAGAGTTGCCTAATGGGATCAGCATTCCTGTATCGCTCAAAATGTGTGGATTGTTCCTGCTTGGTGTTCGCGTGAGGAAGACAATACTTGCTACCAGAAACAGCGCGGGAATCACAGCGGAGGCAAAGCGGGGTGGGACTCGATGGCATGCAGTTCAGAAAATGAAATCAGACCGGATCGCAGCATTCCCTCATACAGGGAATGTGGTCTGCTCCCCGGTCTAAGCCTGTTAGACAGCTTTTGCGACAGCGGCTTCAGCATCTTTCAATGCTTTCTCGCCATCTGCCACGATCTTGGCTTCGAGCGCGGAAATGCGCTTCTCTAATGCCGACTCGGTCTTCGTAAACAACTTCACGAAGGCAGCTTTGATCTTGCGACCAACCGCCGGACAGAAGGCGCCGACAACGAGCGCAGAGCCGACATAGATAAGTTCTTTGGAAACTGCTTCAAACATGGTAATTCTCCATTTTCTGAAAATGAACTCTGTACAGTACCCCAAAAATACAAAAGGGTCAGTTACTAAGCGGCCCAGAAATCAAATGAAGTGTCCTCTGGCGCGACGGTGCGCATCTTGCAAACGAGCAGGACTAATAGCTCAAAAGCTGTACGGTCAGAGTCGGCGCAAACCCCAGGCAGCATCCGAGCGCTTAGCTCAGCCCAGACTTCTTTCTGAAAAGCATCCAAATATGCTGGCGCATCTCCTAGCGCAGGGAATGGAGGTTGCTGCTCTGACTGCTGCTCTGATACTTTCGGCTTGCCTCTGCCGTTCCTATCACTCGTGGCAGTGCATTTAAGCAGCGCGTCAACCAACTCCGTCGATTTCCGCAGATAGATTTCGCGCACGACAGGGCGGTCTGTGTCGGCTGCCCGTTGAATGTTGATTCTTAGCTCTACCAATGATGCGGCAAGGTTGTTCATGATGTTGACTCCCCCTATTTCTGTGACGCTATTTCTTCACTTCGTCAGGCTTCCATTCTTCAAACTTGTCCGCACCTGTTTGCAGCCAGCGTTGCCAGCGATGATACTTGAGCGTGTAAATCGGCGGACTTTGCATCTCTACCCACTCGCCAATTGCCATACCAAGATTCTCTACGCCGATCTCGTCAAGTTGCGCTAAGATTTGATCGCGCTCCTCATCTGTTGGAAAAGCGTGCTTCATCTCATCAGGGAGCATTGCCCCTTTACTGAAAGCAAAGCTCTGCCAACGCTCTGCTTGTGTTTTGCTCTTGGTTGATAAAGATTCTTCCTCGCCCACCCATTCCTCCGACTGACTGACGGACTGTTCATTTTTGGAATTCTTGAAACTCTTGTCTGTCAGGGCTTGAGGGTTTGAGGGCTTTGCTTCTTGAACATCTTGAATTACTTCAACGTCACTTCCACGTCTGTTCAAGCTCACTTCAACATCACTTCCACTTAGCGTGTCTATCACTTCACTTTCACATCCAGCTTCGTAGACAGGACGCTCATAAGTGTCTGATTTGAAAGCGTTCAAGACCGTGCCTTTCAGTTCACCGACAGGCACACGATACTTGTGGATCAGTACAGCATACTGACCTTTTTTCCCCTGCTGATAGAAGCTTTTTACGTATCTGTGTTCAACCAACTGCGCCATTGCGCTCTGAATCTGGCGAATAGTCATGACGTTCCCAGAAGCTTGGCGGATGTAGTGAGAGTGGCCATACCAGCGCCCAGAGCGCCAGTTACACTGCCGGAGAAGAGTGCAATAGACCAGCCAGGCGTTGGGCGTAAAGCGCCCCTGATGCAGATGATCGAAGATCCCGGCGCGTATGCCTAAGAAGCCGTCTTTTGAAAACACACTGGGTGTAGAATTACTTTCGGTAGCTGGCTCGTTCACGGGTGTTCTCCTGTGTAAGTTTTTCATTGATGGTTCGGCGCACCATATTTGGAACGCCTTCACGTACTTCAATCTCGATGTTTCCCCACGCTCGATTCCGCTCTAGGTCATCGAACATTCCATCGAGTTTCTGTAGCAGTTCTGCCTTTGTCATTCTGCACCTCCAAAGGATTGCTGCTCTTCATTCCATCCGAGATGCTCACCAAGTTGCACAGAAAGTGAACCTATTGCCGCGCAGATTGTCTTGTGATCCGCTTCTTGACAGCAAAGCTGGTCAACCACTTCTTGTGCTTGCGAGGTCGTCAACGAAATGACTGGCTGATGACGTTCCTCTGTTTCTGCGACAATAGCTTGCGCACCTTTGTATTGGCCGTAAGAGGAATAAGCTCTCATCAGTTCAAACAGTTCTCCTGAATGCAGAGCCGCTTCCACAGCTTCCATGATTTTGCTGAAAGTATCTGAGCCAACGATCAAGCAAATTCTGTTGTCCTTGTAATCATGGATTTCTGGAGCAACATCTTCACTGAATTTCGGCACCGGTTTGCTGAGAGTTTCTTGAATAGCTTTGCTTCGTTCTGCGAGCGTCTTTTCATTTGCCATTGTTCTCTCCTTATTCCTGCACCAGATTGACGACTGGCAACGTGTCAGAAATCTGACGTGCTATCCGCGTAGCCCTGCCACGTAGACTGAGACTTCAGTTTGCGTAGCAGGATCGAAGTGCCAAAAGTTGGCGATATTGATGTCGGAATTTGGATCGAGATTGATGTCAGAGATGCGCGTGCGCACCGCGCTACCAAACTTTGTGTGCAATTCAGGCGATGCTATGCGCATGCCAAGGTTGGATATGAAGAACTCTTCAATCTGCGCTTTCTTTGACTTCCTGTGTGCGAATACTGATTTTTCCATTGCCTTCTCTCCTTTGCTGCCCCAATATCCTCAGCACGTTGTGCTCACAAAAGTGAGCGTGAATTCCAAGTAGAAAAATTGTCAAAGAATTGCCATCAAAAGTTTGCGTAGCCCGCGCTGTGCGTTCTCAGAAATCCGACTTATCAGCGGCATCACTACGTAAACTTTGGCGCCCTACACTGTTCCTGAGAACTGTGACAGCTACGCGATTTCTGTTTCTCTTGCATCTCTTTCAAAGCAGAAGAGTTGGAAGAGATTTCAGAAAACAGCTCGCAACGTGTCACTTTTCGAGCAAAAATATTTTTCTGTTCTGCATACAGTGACTGCTGTCAACTGCTGCTATCTGCTATTAACTGCTGAGGGTTTTCTGCGCATCGACGTAGCGATCGAGGTCAGCGCGATCAAAAACGATGCGCTTGCCAATCTTCAGAAAAGGAACAGAGCGCGACCACTGAAGCTGCCGAACTGCTGGAATTGTGCATGCGAGATACGACGCTGCCTGAGGAACAGTCAAAAGACGAGGTTGTGCTGCTGAAGTGATGACTTGATTTTTCAAGGGACGACGACTCCTGAGTCGGAGCCTGTCTTGGCTTAGCGGGCGATGATTGCGAGCGCAATCACAAGGCTTAACTCAACCTTCCCGAGTGCTGAACGGTGCTCCCTGACAGACTTCCGAAGCGGGGGATCTTCCCCGCGAGAGCATCGAACTTGGTCATCATACAACAAGCACCATGATCGGTGCAATAACTTTTGTGCTCTACCATCCTTTCCTGTTCTGGGTTATGCTCCCACAGTATGGAAACCGTAGAGAAGAAAAAGCGAAGGTCAGGCAAGGGTAGCATTGGCAGGGTCAAAGGCTCGACGTATTTTTACATCTGGTACCGGAGCAAGGGCAAGACGATACGGGAGAGCACCCGCTCAGAATCAAAAATGGTAGCAGCATCGCTGCTTGCGAGACGCGTGACCGAGGCGGCAGACGGTATTCCACCTGTCCAAGAGCAAAAGAAGTTCACGTATGAAGATGCGCGGGCTGCGCTGATTGCGGATTATGAACGGGAGAAGCGCTCTTCTCTATTGACTCGCGCCGATGGCCGCAAAGACATTTGCGGTCTCAAGCAACTCGATGACTATTTCAGTGGACGGCATCTATCCGGGATCACATCAGATGATGTTGAAGGCTTCATAAAGCAGCGACAAGAGGAAGGCGTAGGACCTGCCATCATCAACCGGAGCAGCGCTCTGCTCAAGCGGATGCTCAAGCTCATGCATCGGAAAAACAAACTGCGGAGCATCATTTGGGTTCCGATGTTGAAAGAGCCGGAACCGCGTCAAGGATTTCTGGCGCCGAAAAAGTATGCAGAACTCGAAAACGCCGTGCAAGAGGATCTGCGGCCAGTTCTTTACTACCTCTACATCACTGGCTGTCGAACGAATGCGGCAAAGCAAATTGAATGGCCGCAGGTGATCTTTGACGGAGACAAAGTTGAGATTCTTCTAAGGGCGGCTCAAGTGAAAAATAAAGAGCCGCTTCTGTTGGCTCTCGATAAGAAGCTTGCAGCGCCGTTGAGAGATACACCCAAAGAGAAGCGCGTTGGGCGGTTATTCACTACGACAAACCTTACGAAGGCTTTTCGGAAAGCGTGTGTTGCTGTAGGATTAGGAAAGTGGCGCGACCCAGAAGACCACGATAAAGGGTACGACGGACTCACGCTGCACGATTTGCGACGGAGCGGTGTGCGCAACCTGCGCCGTGCAAAGGTTCAAGAAGATATTGCTATGAAAATCTCTGGGCACAAGACGGCTTCAGTGTTCAAGCGATACAACATCGTCGATAGCGATGATCTTCACGAAGCGATGCAGAAAACAACCGCTTATCTTGCAAATTCGTTGCAAATCACAACAAGCGATCCTGCTAAGTCATAGATGGCGCTATCGTCTAGGGGTTAGGACGGAAGATTCTCAATCTTCAAACCCGGGTTCGATTCCCGGTAGCGCTACCAACCAGTCTTCGTCAGAGAGAAGTTCCTCGGAGTTTCCGAAGAAATCTAACGAAATGCCCGCATTTGGCGGTAGCTTATCTGAAAGACCGTGCGTAGAAAATAAGTGGTTGTTGGGCAATAGGGCATCTAT